GCATGTGGTTGGTATGCCACTGAAGACGGTCACACAACGTCCGTTGCTCACTGGCTTGACGAAGAAGGTTTCAAAGCCAACAAAGGTGTGATGAACCATGAAACCGTTGAGACGATGAGTAAGCGTCGTAAACCATTCACTGTGGACTACACAGGTTTTGGTTGGGTTCTGATTCAGAAAGGTGTCTTTGAGAACCTTGAGTACCCTTGGTTTGCACCTCAGATGCAAGTCTTCGAGTCTGGTGAGGTTCAGGACATGTGTGGTGAGGATGTCAGCTTCTGTCTCGATGCAAAGAAAGCAGGCATGGAGATCTGGTGCGACCCTCGTATCCGTGTGGGGCATGAAAAAACTCGCGTCATCTGAGGGAGTTTTTAGAGTTTGTGTCGAAGGGCGCGTGGTCTTCTCGGGTAATGAGGATGAAGCCCTTGACATGATCCAGGACCTCTCTGTACAATACTTTGAAACGGGTTCACCTGACCCGTCTACCATCACCTTAGAAAAAATTCCTGAGAATGGCTAAACTGAAAGCATCCCTTACAGGGAAAACAATTATTCAATCGAAACCGAAGAATACTCGACAGGGCTGCGGTCAACACACTAAATATGCCGCAACTTCACGAAACAAAGCACGTAAGCGTTACCGAGGTCAAGGAAAATGAGTTATAACATCGAACTTCGTACTCCAGAAGGAACCGTAAACATCACCTGTGATGAAGACACCTACATCCTCGATGCAGCAGAAGAACAAGGAGTTGATCTTCCATATAGTTGCCGTGCTGGTGCATGTTCTTCTTGCGCCGGTAAGGTTCTTGAAGGAACTCTGGATAACGAGGATCAAACCTTCCTTGATGATGAACAAATGGAAGCCGGTTACGCACTCCTTTGCGTGGCTTATCCAACTAGTGATCTTGTCATTCAAACGGATGCTGAAGAGGAACTCTAATGGCGTATCTAAACCATAGTCTTCCAGATTGGTCTTGTTACATGCGTAATGAGTTCCTATTCAATCACAAAAAAGGCCATGGTGAAGTAACCAAATGTGACGTTCATTGCGTTGCCAGTATTGAGAAAAGAGTTCCTCTCTTTGAGGCATTCTTAGAAAATGGCGTGAATTGGACTCGTCGTCCTCTTCACGCTTTTTGTTGGAAACCCGATGCAGAGATTGAACCACTTGAAGACATCATGTATTGGGACTGTTTTTCTCCCTACATTGACGTTCAAAGACGCAATCGACTTGCGGGATTACAGGCTCAGTTAATTCGACCAGATGGAAAGAAAGTTCTAGGTGAGTACATGTTCACTCTAGACTGGTCTTGGGAGAACAAAGGTGTCATGGATCTTAATTTTTCAGAGACTCCAGAACATAAATGTGCTCACTTGTTCAAGGTTGAGACTGGAAATTACTATGCATATCCCAATAATCGTATCATTTGGTATGACAATGCATGGACATTTGAAAGAATCACCAAAAATCCAGGCTATGAAATTGATTTGACAGTCTACTCTGTTGAAAATAAGAGAAAAATTGAGACTTCAGATCATTACATGTATGAAATTACTGACCTAGATAGTAAAAAAGAAGAACTTTGTCCAAATTGCGGACAAAATCCTTGTGATGTACGTTGTATAAATGCTGATTAGGGATAGAAACCCCTCTAAAAGTTCTGTTTTTCCCCAAAAGACAGAAAAATGGCTCAAAATCCAGTAGACTTAGGTCAAGATTTTATCAAAAGTGGCATGAGATTGATCACTCATCCCTCTTCTAATGCACTTTTAGACAAGGCTAAGAAGAAAAAGTACGGAGTTGCCGAAGATAGAATGTCAAGACCATGTGGAGGAGCTGGTGGTTTTGATGACTTTGTAGAGCGTTGGCATGAATAGTATAAATATAGCAGAAAAATTGTATCGTTAGATGCCTGTCGTTCGCACATCACGTCGATTTAAGGATATTTCATTGTCCTTCCGAAGGCATCCTGTAACTAATGACGTGGTTGCAATCACAAATGAGGATGCAATTAAGAGATCTGTCAGAAATCTCGTCGAAACAATTAATAATGAGAGACCATTTAACTCTTTAATTGGCTCTGAGGTAAGAAGTAGTCTCTTCGAACCTGCTGATCGTGACGTTTTGACAAGATTAGAGGTGGAAATTGAGACTTCTATTAAAAACTTTGAGCCAAGAGTGAACTTAAGGTCGGTTTTGGCATCGCATCCACCCGATACTAATGAAATTACGGTAGAAATTACCTACGACATCATTGGATTACCGTTACCGACACAAGAAGTAACATTTATTCTTCAACCAACTAGAGAATAATGGCGTTCACTCAATATACAAACCTCGATTTTGAACAGATTAAAGCGTCTCTACGCGAATATTTGAGGTCAAACTCCAATTTTACGGATTTTGACTTTGAAGGATCTAACCTGTCCATTCTCATTGACACTCTGGCTTATAATTCGTACATCACGAACTATAATGCCAATATGGTTGCGAATGAATCATTTATTGATAGCGCTACTTTGCGCGAAAATGTCGTAGCTTTAGCAAGAAATATTGGTTATGTACCCGCATCAAGAAGAGCCTCAACCGCAAATGTGAGTTTTTTCGTTGATCTGGGGTCAGGAACCACTAAATCTAGTGTAACCCTCAAGGCGGGTCTTGTGGCCGTCGGAGATTTTGCAAATACGAACTATACCTTTGCAATCTCTGAAGATGTAACTTCTCCAGTTGTTGATGGAATTGCATCTTTCACATTAGACATCAAACAGGGAACATATCTCACCAAAGAATTCACTGTAGATACCGCTCAGTCAAATCAAAGATACATTCTTCCAAACCCATTTATTGATACTTCAACACTTGTAGTCAAAGTAAAGGATACTAACTCTTCATCTACTGAAAAGACCTATTCAATGGTCGATAATATCGTTGGTATCAAGACTACTTCTGAAGTTTTCCTAATCCAAGAAGTTCAGGACGAAAAATATGAGATTCTGTTCGGTGATGGGGTAATTGGCAAGAAGTTATCCTCTGGAAATGTAGTCAAAGTCTCTTATGTTGTCTGTGATGGACAAAATGGTAATGGCGTAGCTAACTTTGCCTTTGCAGGTAAGTTGGTCAACAACGATGGTGGACTTATTACCACTGGAATTTCCGATATCACCACAAATCAACCATCAAGAAATGGTGCGGAGATTGAAAACATCAGCACAATCAAAAATCTAGCACCAAGAGTATACGCATCTCAATATCGTGCTGTTACTGCGAATGACTATGAAGCAATTATTCCCACAATTTACTCAAATGCTGAAAGTGTAACTGCATATGGTGGGGAAGAATCAACTCCACCTCAGTTTGGTAAGGTATTTGTCTCTATCAAACCCAAAATGGGTCAGTTTATCTCTGATTTTGATAAAAGACAAATTTTGGAGAAATTGAAGGGTTATTCTGTAGCTGGAATTAGACCAGAAATTATCGATCTCAAGTATCTGTTTGTTGAGATTGATAGTACTGTTTATTATAACTCAAATATGACCTCAAGCACCTCTGCTTTGAGGGCAAAAGTAATCAATTCTTTGAATACCTATTCAAACTCTTCGGATTTGAACAAGTTTGGTGGAAGATTTAAGTACAGTAAGGCTCAAAGAATTATTGATGACACTGATACTGCGATTACATCAAACATTACAAAGGTAATTATTCGTAGAGACCTTGAAGCTGACACTGCAAACTTTGCTCAGTATGAACTTTGTTATGGTAACAAGTTCCACAACCGTAGAGAGGGTTATAACATCAAATCTACTGGATTTACTGTAGATGGGATTAGAGGAACTCTTTATATGAGTGATGCTTATGTAAGTGAGACCAGAGGAAGAATTTTCTTGTTTAGATTAAGTTCAACTGGTGTAGTTGAAATCGTAAGAAGTAATATTGGAACCGTTAGATATGACACTGGTGAAATCCTTATAGATACAATAAGGATTTTGTCAACAGTTAAACCGAACAATGTAATTGAAGTTCAAGCCATTCCCGAATCTAACGATATCATTGGTTTGAGAGATCTTTATGTTCAACTTTCTGTTGCCAATAGTACCATTAGTACAGTTGAAGACTTAATTTCGACAGGCGCTGATACATCAGGTACTAGGTTTATCTCCACTTCTAGCTTCTCCAACGGAAAATATATTAGACAGTAATGATCGACACCGCTTCCAAGAAAGTCCAGATCAATCAGATCGTTAGAAGTCAATTACCTTCTTTTGTTCAAGAAGAAAGTCCATTATTCATTGATTTCTTAAAACAGTACTACCTTGCACAAGAATACCAAGGTGGTCCAATTGATATCATTACGAATTTAAATGAATATCAAAAGGTAGAGACTTTCAGTGGTAACGATAATCTCATTGGATTTACTACTTGCACAAGTGCAGTAACTTCTTATGATGATACTATCAGCGTGACTTCTACGGCTGGATGGCCGCAGAAATATGGTCTTTTAAAGATCGGTGATGAAATCATTACATATACGGGTGTAACCACAAACACGTTTACTGGGTGTATTCGTGGATTTAGTGGTGTAGAAAGCCTTCATAAGTCAAATCAACCAGAAAGTCTGGTATTTACGTCTTCTACAGCAACAGATCACATCTCATCATCTAGAGTTGTCAATTTAAGCAATCTTTTCCTTCAGGAATTTTGGAAAAAGACAAAAACTCAATTTTTACCTGGATTTGAAGACAGATCTCTCAATAACTCCGTAGACAAGGCAAACTTTTTACGCCAGGCAAAAGATTTTTATGCTTCGAAGGGAACTGATGAAGCTGTAAAAATTCTTTTTAACGTTCTCTACAATGAGAGATCGGAAGTTATCAAGCCAATTGAATATTTGATCGCACCATCTGATGCAGACTATGTTGTAACTGATGATTTAATTGCAGAAGCTATTAGTGGTGATCCAACAAAGGTCATTGGACAGACTTTATATCAAACTGGTAACGAAGGAGTAACTGGTTCGATATTTAACGTTCAGAGATATCAAAAGAACAATAAAGAGTATTACATCATCAGTCTAAGTAAAGGATCAGAAACTGGTGAGTTTGTTGTAACTGGATCTTCTACTTTATTAAAAAATGTAGCCATTGGTGCTACTGTAGTAACCGTAGATTCAACTCTTGGTTTTGGAAACACAGGCTCACTGTACGTTGGTGCTGGCCAAACAGTAGGAATTGCTACTTATACAAGTAAGTCTTCAAATCAGTTCTTTGGTGTAACAGGTATCACATCGGCTTACCCTGATGGGGAATTTGTACGAGGACTGAGAACTGTATATGCATTTGAAGATGGTGATTCTACAAAACCAGTTTATTTCCGACTGACCTCAGTTGTTTCTGGTGCTGATCTGAATGATGTTGGTTATTTACGTTCAGGTGATATCATTAAACCAAAAACTCTAGGTCATGTATCTCTAGCTAACAACTACAGATTGAATTCTTGGTTGCATAACTTAAAAACCAAAACAAAAGTTGCAAAAAGAGTTGATACTAACAAGTCGGTTATTGATACAGTAACTAACAATGTTACTACTGTTAGCCCACACCTTCTTCAGTTGGATGATTCGGTAACTCTTGTTGATGAGAGTTCTGCAATTCCATCAAACGTTGAAGGAACAGTAAGTCAAATTATTAGTTCACTGGAATTTAAGATTAATATAACTTCTGGTTCTATTAATACATCTAAAACATATAGTGTAAGAAGAAATCTTAATTTTGCATCTAGCAATTCTGCATCGAATAGTGTATCTGCATTTTTATCAAATGTTCAGAATACTTATTCTGATGTTGATGGACAAAAGTTCTATGTAACTTCTGGATCTTTACCATCATATAAAATCTATGCAACTAACAGAAGAAAAACTTTTGAATCGAGTGATGTAAGTGGAACTCGTATTAGTATTACTAATCATGGATTCTATAATGGAGATCTGATTAAGTATTCGCCAGTTTCAATTGGAACTAGTGCGATTAGTGGACTAACAACGGGAACCACGTATGCAGTAACCAGAATTGATACTGATACTATTTCACTTTCAAATAGTTTGTCTGATGCATATTCGAAGAGATTTATCTCTCTTTCTGGAGCCGGGACAACTCACTTTGTTCTCCCATTAGAACTCTCTAACAAAAAACTTCAATATCAGAACTTCTTAAGAGAATTTCCCGTAACACCAGAACTCAAAGAGTTTGATAAACCTCTTCAGAATGAAAATATTGGAATGTTCAATAATGGTGTTGAAATTTTTTCAAATAGATCTGGAGATTCAATTTACTATGGCTCTGTAGAAAATATTGATGTTGAAAATGGTGGATCTGGATATGATGTAATCAACTCACCAAATATTCACATTGGTGATACGGTTGGTTCTGGAGCTACTGCATACGCAGTTGTTGAAAACGGAACTTTCAAGTCTATTGAGGTGCTTTATGGTGGATATGATATTAAAAAAGTTCCTTCCGTAAAAATTACTGGTGGTAATGGCTCTGGCGCAACGGCTTCTGCAAGACTTAGACCACAAAGAAACACGAAAACATTTAATGCTGACAGTGATGTCAATACTTCTGGAAATCAAATTATATTCAGATCAAATCATCTCTTCTTTAACGGAGAATCTGTAGTTTATACTAAGGCGGATAATTACGCATCTGTTGGTGGTCTTGTTAATGGTTCACTGTATTATGTTCATAAGGTAAGTGACACCATCGTTCAATTGATGAACACATATGACGACGCTTTAATTGGAACTAACCCAGTCAATTTGACAAGTAAGTCCGCTGGTACTAATACACTTAAAGCCACAACAGAAAGAAACGTAATTGATAAAATCGTAATTCAAAATTCTGGATCGGGGTATTCAAACAGAAAAA